ATGATAAGTTAATTGATATAGAATATATCAATAATAAAGGTCAAGTTGTTTTTAAAAAACCAATGATTAGACCATTAAAAATAAATGAATGAGTTAAAATTGAAAACACTTTGCCATTTTATTTTGGCGAGGGGTGTTCTATATCAGCAATTTCTTCAGCGTTTAGGTCCAGCAGATCAGGAGTATCTGACCAAGAAACTTGAATTTTCTGATCTGTTTCAATTTTTGTCGGCTTATTATCAGAATAAAGATCAGTTAATTTACCGGCAAGATAAGTAATAAATTTTGTCTTTTCCCTTATCCATAGTATTTGATTAGGGTTTTCTACCTCTTGATACTGAAAGATTTGTAATAATTTATCAATTAGAGTTTGAATTCCAATTTTACGAGCATCAATAATTTTATTATTCAATTCTTTGTTTTTTTTTAAGATGGAGTATAATTTCATCAAGCTGATCTGTGATGGGTTTAGTGTCTTGTCCTTTATTATTTCTGTAAGGGTTTTTCCTTCTATAAGATTGCTTATGATAATATCTTGATTTTTGATTAGTTCCAATTCTTGACTTGACTTTTTCAAAATAGTATTTGCTGACTTCTTCTCTTGATTTGTTTCTGAATTGGTAGAGTGCTTGGAGTTGGTTAATTCTTGTGTCATCAGTATAGTTCTTTTTATTAAATCCTAATATATTATTGTAGCCATGAAATCTACAGAAAAACATCCCATTAGCAAGAGGAAAACCTTTTGCTTGACAAGGTCTTTTAGTCCTTCTTGTAAGACTTTGACAAAAAATTTTTCGTTGCTGAAATCCTGCCATATTTATCCTTATTTTTAGCTACCTTATTTTTATAGAAATAATTAGTTTTTTTTCGGACATTATCCACTTCCTTTAATATAATATTTTTGGGGACATATTTCTTATTCTTATCCTCTTGTATCTCTAAAGCCTTTTTACAAAAATAGGGGTTGTCTTTATCAATTATTGCTTTCTTTAGTTGTTCAGGGGGGTATTTATTCGCTAATTCTTCTATAATACGTTCATTATCGCTACCACTACCTGAAAGACCTTTTATAAAAAGGTTAATGCTAGTATTAATGTTAGTTCTATATGATAGTTCTTCTAATAGTGGTCTAACAGAAACACCCATGTTTCTCTCTGAAACATCTATGTTTCTCTGTGAACTCTCTTGTCTATAACCTACAATATACTTGGGGTTTATTGTATATAATAAAGTTGATTTTAATCTCTTTTTCTTTATAATACCCGCTTTTTCCAAACATAGTGTAGCTCTGTATATAGTGGTCCTAGATAGACCAGACATATCAGCAATGGTGGCTTTGCGAGGATAGCAAGTTAGGGTTTTAGAGTTAGCAAATTTTAATAGACAGATAAACACTAGATAGGCGTGAGATCTGTGGTTTTCCGGAATTGATCTAAACTGCGGGTCATCAAATAAAGCAAACTTTACTCTTATATGAGGATCATACCTTTGTTGCATATTTACAACACCTCCTGTGTTCTTCTTGCAACGAATATAAATAATTTAACCATTCCTTCTGGCTGACTTCATAAATTTCTGTCGTAGGCTCACTCACACGTTTAATTCTGAATTTCATGGTGTCATTGTCCAATGGAGTGTAAAATATTAAAAAGGCGGGTATATTTAGGCGTTCACCGACCATTTTTGTAAGGGTTGTAGCTTTAAATTGTTGATTTTTATCGAAACAAGTTTCTTTCACCGCTAATGGTTCATAACACTTAGGACACACCTCACAAAAATCCAGATCTATACCTGCCAGACCTTCAAATTGCCTATGCCAATCATTGTAATCACCATTAGACTTATAATAAGTCCATCTAGCCATTATTTTTCCTTTAGTAATTCTTCAATTTTTTCTTTTAATAATCGTATCTCATAATCTTTAATATCATTATCAGTTGTAAGTATATCTATTGTTTTTTCTAAATCATTTTCACCTCTTTTTTTATCTTGTTTTATTTTTTTAAGTTCCTTTTTTAATTCCTTTACTTTTTCAGATAATTCTAGCTCTTTCCAAATACCTTCATTGGTCATTTTAATAACTCAATTTTTCTAATAACTTTTCTTGGAAAACAAGTAAGTCCTCCAACCTCTAAGCCATCTCGATCTTCAGCATAAGAGGTAAATAGCCACAATTTGTCCTTAGTTTTTTTATAGATATAGCCAACATCTTCACAAACTGACACATCATGTTTTAATATATCTTCTTCAGCTATCCAGCTTTCAGTAGAACTACAAATATCCCACCAAATTATTTTAACTTTATCGTATTTAAATTTGCTCTCTTTGCCAGTATTCTTCATAAAAATCATTAGGTTGAACTTGTTTTTTTGTACCATCAAAAATTTTCTTCATTACCTTCGGGTGTGGTATTCTTTCCCCTTTTGCATATCTTTGAATATTAGTGGCTGGGTTGATATTTATAATACCAAATTTTTGTGCGGTTTGAGAATAGCTATATTTATTTTTAGCTATCCATTCCTTTAATGTCATATTTTCTCCTATTGTTGCAGAATAATACCTATTACCATAGCGGTTATTTAAAGCAAGAAAATAATAAATTATTTAGTAGACAATATGGTGTAATAATATATAAAGAATAGAACAACAAAAAGGAAATAAATGAAAAAACAACTAGAAGATATAATTCAAACCTTATCAGGTGGAGAGGGTTTGAAACATTTTTCTTTCTCTCAGTTATCAAGAAATAAACCTATTGCCATGCACATTGTAGATTATTGGTGTCGTACTGAAAAACAGAGGCGATCTGATAAGAAAAAATATAAATTAGGTTATGGAAGTTTAACCGGTAATGTGGCTCAAAGATTAGTAGGTAAATATATATTTCGTGGAGCTGAGAGGGAGGAAGTTAAAGATAGAGATTATGATAAAATATTTAATCACGAATATAAACTTTATACTAAAGAAAGTTTTGATGACAGAGATAAACAAATCAAAGAAGAAATTAAAGATAAATTACATGGTACTACCCAACAAATTTTAAAAGCCGTAAAAAATATTTTTGGAGAGGATGAACTAAAGTGTGAAAGATATGTTGATATGTTGCCAGAAGATTTAGCTTTAGGAGTTACGGGTAGATTAGATTTTGAAACTGATTTAAATTTTGGCGAATGTAAAACTAAACCACCTACCGCAAAAGATTATAAAGGGGACATAAGATTTTATACTCAAAAATTACCAAATGAACCTGATCCGGTTAATATAACTCAAGTAGCTTTTTATAAAATTGCGAGTGGTAAAACTCCATTTTTATTTTATGCAAATGAAAATGATTTTATTATTTTTGATGACAGTCATCCTGCATTATGGGATGATCATTTAAAATATTGTTATAATGAAATGATTGAAAAAGCTAAAACAATTCAAAGATTACTTATATTAAGTAATGGCGACCCCAAAATCGCAGCACAATATGTAGAAAAACCTGATCTTAATCATTGGATGATGAAAGATTTAAGTGCTGATCAATTAAAAACAATTAAACAATTATGGGGATAAATTAACAATAAAAAGAAAGGAGAACTATGACTTGGTTAATATATAAAGCAAAAGTAGTTGGAACATATACTTTTATTTATGCACAAAAAGTATGGGGTTTACTACCATTTTAATAATAACAACAAAGGAAACATGAAAGAAAGAATAAAAAAAGTAATAGACAAATGTAAGAAAGAAGGAACTTACATTAATGAGCATGGAACAACTACTGTAAAAGCCACAAGTAAACTTAAATTTTTTACTGAGGAATTTGCGGGAGAGTTAGGTATTAAAACATATATTATGACTTATGATGATTGCTATATTGGTAAAGCAGAAATTATAAGTCCTGATGGTGTATTGGCTACCGGTCATGCAAAAGTTTTTAGGAACAATAAACCTAAAGCAATGGAACTAACAGAATCCTTTGCTATATCAAGAGCTTTATCTGTCTTTGGTATTCTGGATGAGAGCATCACTTCAAAAGAAGAATTAGATGATCTTAATATACCGAATACAAAGGTGGACCAAAGTGCTGAAGTAATTAAATATCCTAAAAAAAGGATAACTTCAGTAAAAGAAATCATTAAAAACATTGATGAGGCTTTACACCTTTCAAGATTAAAATATCTTAAAGATGTACAGTTTAAAAATGAATTTAATGATGCAATCAAAAATCATCCTGCAACATATAAAGATTTAATGAATCATTATGAAAACAGGAAGATTAAACTACAAACAGGAGCAAAGCAAAATGGATAAGATATATATAAAACTTACCCCAAACAATAAAAGGTCAGCTCCCAATCATCCAAGCTATGTAGCGCCTATTAATCCAAAATCACCTCCAGGAAAAGAATGGAGAATAGGTGTAAAAATAGGGGATAATTGGTATAATCAAGCAGCCTTTGATGAAGTTGCAGAGAATGGAGAGCCAACTGGCAATCTTACTGTGCAATTAACACCCAACGATAGTGCAAAAAGTAGCAGTTCAGGAGGTAGTGGATCACCAGCCTATGCACCAAAACCTTTTGCAAAACAGCAATCGTATGGTAATAATAAACCGCAAAGATGGTAACATTTTTGTAAAACTTTGAGGCGGGGTTTTTTAGCCAATCCTTTCTGGCTTCCTACTTTAGTTGTTTTCCTCGCCTCATTGCAAAACAATATGAACACAATAGATATTAACGAAAAAATATTAAATAAAATTATAGAAGATCGTCATAAAGATTATGGCGATTATCAAGAAAACTTTAGATTATTAGCTATCATGTTTAATGTTATTTTGCATGATATTTTAAAAGATGATATGAAACCATATCAAGTTGCACAACTTATGATGGCTCTTAAATTATACAGAACAACCAAAAAATATAAGGCAGATAGCTATAATGACCTTGAAATATACTCAAAAATGGCTAAAGAACTGCATAAAAAAACAGTAGACAAAAAGGATAAAAATGTCTAAATATCTAAGGTATCAATATGGCGAAGCTAGTTTTACGCAAGTAGAACGCTTTGATAACGTAGAGAAGGCTGCAGATCCTAGCGCCAAAGGTGAATCTGTAGAAATAAAAGTTGATGATATTAAAATTAACTTTTCAAAAGTGAATAAGGAGAAGGATGAACGAGTTAAGGACTCGTCTGCAAAAGTACAGAGATCTCCAAGAAAAGAAACACAGAAAGTTTCTGGAGACAAAGGTCTTAGCTGAGAAATATCATAAAGATAGTATCAGATTAATGGCTAAAGTGGTGCAGACACAAGAACTTTTAATGGCAAGATAGTCATTAAATTTATAATTGAAAAAAACGACAACAAACCTAGGGGAATCTATGACCAAAATATTTCTTAAAGAAATAAAACTTGCTATGAAAGCAGGAATGTATCAAGATTTAAGTAAAAAAGAAAAAGCTATTTATAAAAGTGGTTTTAGAAATGGCTATGTACTTGCTAGAGAACATAATAAAAAAAAAAATAAAAAAGAATATATACCAAGAAGAATTATTGGATATTCTTTTGGAAAACCAACTAAGCTAGTTATTGAAAGTATTATAAATAAAATTTGTGTACGTTACGAAGTTAGTAAAAACGAACTTATGGTAGTTAGGTCTCGCAGACAAGATATATGTAGAACTAGAAATATATTATTTAATTTATTATCTGAAAAATTTAATATGAGTTTTTGTGCAATAGGTAGAATTTTTGGCAACGATCATACCACAGTTTTACATAGTATCAACATGAAAAGAGATAAAAGAAGATTTTGGTCTCCAGAACAAACTTTATGGCAAGAGTATGAGGAGTTAAAAGCAAATATCACCTAAATGGAAGAGTTATATTTTTTATTAATGTTTTTTGGATTTATGATTGTACTTTGTTTTTTATTAGGATGGTATAACGGAGTTTTAATTTAATTACTTTCGTAAGAAGCGTCTTCAGCTTTCGTTTTTTGATCTTCACAATACTTATCAAAACAACTACCATCACGACCATCATGGCAAAAATATTTTTTTTCTGCAGTTATAATCCAACCACCCTCATTGCTTAATAATTCTTTTTTACAAGTATTACACCAGCCACACAATCTTACAGCTTTAGATTTATTCCAAGCTTTGTTTACCATTTATTGTGATAAAGGATTAGATGTAGCAATTTTAATTTCTTCTATTTGAACCTTTAATAATTCAATTTCTTTAGCATTAACTAAAGACTTAGTATGATCATGAGTAACTGGATGATCGTGCGAAGTATCAACGTTTTCTAGCGCTGCTACTTTTTCTTCTAGTACCGCTATTTGTGCAGAATAATCTACAGTTGTTTTGCTTGCCAACTGTTCAATAGTGCTTTCCATTTTAGCGAATTTACTAAATCCTGCACCAATAGATCCTACCAATCCTATAACAACTACTATGTTTGTTAAATTTTTTTTAATACCATCAACCATTTTTTAATGCCTCCAGTTCCATTAAAAGCCTTTGCTTTTTAATGTTTAATTTATTAAGTTTTCTTGCTTTGATTTCTATACTATCATTTTGGGTATAACTTGCAAGATTAGTATTTGGATATAATTGCCTATTATCAAAGATATTTAATTGATCTAAATATATATCTTTTGATTTATAAAATGCCATATTTGCGTATAAATTTAATGATACCTGTTCACTTGTCATAGCTTCCATTTTTATAATATTTTTAACAGCTAAATTTTTAGATATATCTTTAATATCTTTATCAATTTTATCCATTATTTTATCAAGATTTTTAACAATAGTTTTTTCTTTTTGTATTTTTTTTTCTTTGGCAAATTTATTATTTTTAACAGTAGATTTTTCTTCTTTCATTTCTTCTTTAACTTCTTCTTTTTCTTTTTCATTTGACTCTTCTACTGCCGGGGAAGATTCTTCTTTAATTTCTTTTTGTGAAGATCCACTATTACCTGGATTATTGTTTGGCGACATTGCCATCTCTTTAGGTTCTTCTTCAGAAGTTTCTTCGGTCATTTTTGTTGGCTCTTCTGTTTCCTCGGTTGATTCCATTCGTACGGATCTAGTTTCTGTAATTTCTTCTTCTTTAAAAGTTTCCTCTTCCTGAGAAACCATAGGTAAGAAGCTAGCAATGATTTCTTCTGTCTCTTCATATATTTCCTCCTCTTGTGGTAATATCATTGAAAAAAAAGAAGTGCTTATTTTTTCTTCTACAGGCATCTCCTCTATTTCCATAATTATTTCTTCTTCCATAATTTCTTCTAAAGGAATTTCCTCCATAACAACTAACATGGGTTCAAATGTTATTTCCTCAAACTCTTCAAATATATTATTAATTTCTTCAACAATCTCAGTTGCTATAACTGTGTTATCGTAAGTCATGGTAACAGAAATATTATCTAAGTTAGGACCACCAAGAGTAGAAGGAGCATTGGCATCAGATCCTGATAAATGTATATTACCTACATTTGATCCTGTTCCATTATATATTAATCTGTCTGTAAATATTGCGCCATCAATACCAGTTACATCTGTTCTTATTGTAGTATTAGTTGCAAGGGTATTACCATCAGAATCTTTAATTGTAAGTATATTTGTAAATGTGTCTGCTGCACCTTGACCACCCCAACATCCCGCAACACCACATTCACCATTTTGTGCATCAATAGAAGAATCTAATGTTATACCATTGTTTAACATATTTTGAGTTATAGTATCTGTAGATAAATTAAAATCTTGTTGTATAGATCCGCTGTTACCAAATTCTAAATCGTAATTACTAGCAACATTATTAAGCTCACAACAATCACTTAATACTTGTACATTACCAGAAGTGGTCCAGCCATTACTGTTGCCTGCTTCAAAATTACCATTGGTAACTAAATTACCTGTCGTTATCTCTTCTGCTGAAGTTGTAAGGGTTAAGATCGTCAGCAAACTTGCCAATAACATACATCGCATATAATGCTCCTACTATCATTAATATTAACCAAATCATTTTCTATTTCTTCTTCCCATATAATTTTCTGATGGTTCATAGTTCCATTTTTTACCATGATGACCACGAATATCTGCATACCACATTCTTAATCTTACAATCCATTTTAGTACAGGTCTAGGCATTATCTAACATTCTTTAAATTTTTAAGTTCTTCTTTTTTTAATTCTTTATCTATTTTTTCTAATTCTTCAGTCATTTTAATTTCCGCTTCAATTCTTTTTTTTTCATCAAGAGCTATTTTTTTAGCTATTTCTTTTTCTTTTTTTTCTCTATTATCCATACGCTTAATATATGTTTTATAATCAGGTCTTTCGTGATCATATTTAGACCATAGCTCTTTTGCTTCTTTTCCAATTTTTCCATCGATTGGACAAGGAGTGCCGGCTTGTATCATTGATTCAAACACACGTTCATCTTGGCATAATATAGCAACAGCAGCTACTTTCATACCAAATTCATTAAGTATTCTAGCTAGTTTTAATCTTTCACAATTTTCATCTATTACGTGTTTTCCACCACTAACTCCAATTCCAAAAGTTTGTATTCCTGCAGAAACTCCAACAGCACATACATCTTGTGTCATAGCATTAAAGGATGGAGCAGAAGCAGTTGGTGGTGAAGATTTTATATCTGAGTTTGTGGTATTATTGGTTGTAGTTGTGGATTCTGACCCAGATTGATATGTAGTCGTAGTAGTTGATTCATATCCACCTTCAATCGCTGTATTGCTTCCAGATGTATTTGTTTGTGTAGATCCAGGATAAGCTGGTCCACCACAAAATGCTAAAATGCACAATAATATAATTAAAATTGCAGAAAAACTAAAACGATAATTCATAATATAGACTCATAATATATATTTCTATATTATTCCAATATTAATTTTATAATTTTTTTTTCTCCCATATAAACCTCAAGCTCTGCTTTAGATTTGAGGCATTTATAAGTAACTCTATCAGTAGATTTTTTATCTCTCATAGCATAACGTTTTGCTTTTAAACATTTACTAAGACTTGGTTGAATACGATGCTCTTTAATTTCGTGATCTACAATAAGTAATAAGGCAAAAACAACTTCAAAC